TACCAACAAAAAATACAGAAATCTTTTTCAAGACCAAATTTTTCACAATCTTTTAAAATGTATTTAATTGACTGAATAAAAAATCTTCCTGTATATTCTTCATTTCTCCATTCTCTTAAAACGAATAAATCTCCAATCTTAAAATCTCTATCATTTTTTCTCAATTCAAATCTTTTTCCATTTAGAGTAACATCTTCAAAATATTCTGGCAATATTTTAAGACTATGTTTTATATTTCCTTTTTCTATCTCTGTTTCTAATAATATATTATCCATATATACCTTAATTCCTTTCTATTTGCCTTAAATAACCAACCTAAATACATTTAACGGTAAAATGTTCGTCTTGTGTAAATAGGTAGCTATATAAGGCTTTAAATTAATCAAACTACAATCTTAATTAAATGGTAAATCTTCATTTATTCCTTCAGGCAAATTCATAAATCCATCATTTCCACTCGCCTGCTGATTTGGTACATTATCGGAATCAGAACGTTTGGTTTCCAGAAAGTCAATTTCTTCAACTACAATATCCGTAGTAAAAACGTCTTTACCGTCTTTGTCGGTATATTTTCCGCTTTGCAATCTTCCAACAATACCAATTTTAGTTCCCTTGCTTGTGTATTTCTCAATTAATTCTCCGACCTTACCAAATGCCACGCAATTAATAAAGTCAGCCTGCTGTTCTCCATCTTTTTTAAATTTACGATCAACTGCTAATGTACATCTTGCTACACACGTGCTATTTTCATTTTGCATATATCTTACGTCAGGATCCTTACACCATCTACCAATTAAATTTACTTTGTTCATTTTTACTTACCTGCTTTCTTTTTAAAAATACCTTTAATTTTTGATCCGATACTTTCCGCACTTTTTTGTAATGTGCTTTTCTGAATAAAATCTTTACCACTATCTAAATGGTGGCTGTTACTTCTTTTCTTTGTTGCACATTCTTTTTTCATGTGCGGTTGTACGTGTTTCTCATAATTCTTTTCTGATAAATGTCTGTTTCTGTTCATTTTTTTAAATTCTCCTTTTCTACCACGGAAACAAATCAACGTTTATTTCCAATCCACTATCTGCAATCGTTACGCAAACAGTATTATCAACAGTTTCTCTTATTTCTTTTAATATCAATTTTTCCAACGAATTACTATCAGATAAATGCAATAAACATACATTTAGCAAAGCACTAGACATATTATGTTCAATAAATTTTTTACACGTATCTAATGACATATGACTTTTTACTATCCTATTCCGTAATGATTCATGCAGATGACCATTTAGCACCATTTCGTTTATCTTGTCCGTGTCATAATTACATTCTATCATTAAATGGTTTAGACGTAAATTTGAAAAATCATATCTGATATATTGTGTATCTGTGGCAAATAACATGGTACCGATTTCATCATGCCTGATTAAAAATCCAAACGGTTCAGCACAATCATGTTCTACACGGAATGGAGTAATATTAAAACCGCCAAATTGATACCAATAACCACCTTTATATGCGGGAATGGAAAGATTTAATTTTTCTATTGTTCCTGCCGATGCAATAATCGGAATACCTGCTTTTGCATATTCATGGATATGCTTAGAATGATCAGCGTGCGCATGACTTAGAACTACACATTTAATCTTACTTATATCAAAATCTAAAAACTTTTTGACTTCTAAAAATGGTATTCCTGCTTCTAGAATTATTACTTCTTCATCATTTTGCAAGATGTAACAATTTGTTTTTGAACCACTTGCTAAAACTGTAAATTTTATTTAAACCACCTTCTTTCTGTGCAGGACCTGTTATTTTTATTTCTTAATGTCAATTCTGATAATTGAACCGCATTGGTAAACCTGCATAGATTTATCGGCACTTACAACCTTATTTGTTATTCCGCTTTCAATAACACTAATTGATTTTTCAATCCATTCCATTTGCTCTTTACTCATTCTCAACTCTCTTTCTGCCAACCTTCGTCGACCACTTCACTGTCTACAGTTTCAATAACTTCTTTTTCCTTTTCCGAGATAGGTTCATCAATCACAAATTCTTCGCTATTTGCATTTTCTTCAATCTCTGCCATGGATTCAATTTCCATATAACGGTTTTCTGCTTGCTTCATGTAAATAAAATCTTCATCGACTTTTTCAGGATCAATTTCGATATGTTTTTCCCCATACACATATCTTTCTAAAGTCTTTTTATACATTTCATCTTTCCAACCATCTGTTTCAATGTCAACCTGTTTACCGTTTTCATATCCCTTTGCTTTACCGCCCCAAAATTCAGCAGCAGCATATTTCGGTTTACGTTTCAAAATCCCTGCCATATCTAAAATAATTAATTTATTCATGGTGGGATCATCACAAACAATATAGCCAAATCCACCAACACAATCTCCACGGTCAAAAGGATCCACGATTTCAAACTCATAATTTTCAACATCGTTACTTGCTGATTTTTTAATTGGTTTGAAAATATCGTTTTTATACACCAACTCCGTAATAACGTTTTTATGTGGATGAAGTGCATACTTGTCGGCTACGTACTTGATACCGTTGTACCCTTTGATGAATGTAACGGAATAATGCTTACCATCTTTTTGTTTGTATGGAATAGCCACTAAATGGTTTGTCTGCATCATATCAAGGCCCATCTTTGAATAATGTTTTACATCAAGTGCTAATTGCCCCAAATCAACTGTATTCCATGTGATAGGCAAATCATTTTTATAACTTGCCTGCGTGCATTTTGAATTTTTTGCAATTCTGTTTTCATCTGCCACTTTCAACGCACGATCAATTCCGATAAAATAACCCTGTATTAATTTCTTTTGATAGTCAGAAACTTCGTTGATTCCTGATACTTGATTGCCAAATTCACGAATAACAAATGATTGGAATTTTTCAGATTCTGTTAATTGCGTTTGTTGTTGTTCTACTACTTCGTTTTTTGCCATTTTACACCTCTTTCTTTTATGCTGGTTTAAAATATTTTTTAATAATATCTGCGATTGCATTATGGCCGTGATATTCTGCGCAATCAAGCATAATCTTCTTGTCTTTCTTGTTATATTTCAAGCAAGCATTTGATTTATTTTCATAGCAACTCATTTCATTCGCAAGTTGCATTATTGAATTACTGAATTCAAAATAAATATCTCCTGCATCATTCAAATTAATTCTACCGCCTTTTTCGATTACGTTTACAATTCTTTCTATGTATTTTTCATCCAAATCTCCATAATAAAAAGGTCTTTCGTTATCATTATAGCGTTTATGCTTTTCCAATTCTTCAACCATACTACGTGCGTTTTCAATAAAATCTCCATTGACTTCACTTATTGATTGCACGTATGAATGATGATATTGCGAAATAATCAATACATATTTAACCATCCTTTACACCTCTTTCACTTCTAACACTTCATTATCTGCAACACTTAACGTAATCAACTGACAATCCATATCAGGTACATTAAAACTATTGATTCTTTCTGCATTATCTAAAAATACAGGTACGCTACAATCATAAATTTTTTGTAATGCATTGATAATATCTAGCTCTGCTAAAATCTTATGGCCCGAATTCAATGCAGTAGTATAAGATTTTCCTTTAACCATAGGCTCACAAACTTCATTGTAACCACCGTTAATCTGTCTTTCAAACAATTTCCATTTAACAACTTTGAAATGCTCGTTGATTTTATCGGAAAGAAGATTCACTTTTGCTTTGTTAAATTCTTCCAATAAAAAGATTTCCTTTTCCGTAGTTGCAATTGATTGGCCGATACTTCGTTGTTCTTCTTTTAATTCTTCAACTCGCAGCCTTGCGTTTTCAATTTCTTTTTTACCGTTTAATGTACGGTTGCACTCGTCAATTTGCTTCTGGATAACTTTCTTTTGTTCAGCAGCCTGATTTTTCAGCAATCCAACATCTTTAACAGATTCTTCGGAAATGGAAAGGTCTTTTTGTAATTGCTCAATAACTGCCAACACGTCAAGATATTCCTTACATTCCATAACGTCAAAATCTTTTTTCGGTAACTGATCAATTTTTGATTTGATTTCATCAACTTGTTTTTGACTATCGGAAACTTCTTTTTCCAAATCAGGTATAATTTTTTCTACTTCTGCAAGTTCTGTTTTTAATTCCTTAATTCTTGCTGATATAGATGCGCCCTGTTTATTTACTTCTAGCATTTTAGCGGTCTTATCTTTTTCAAAACTTTCACGCATTTCATTTTTTCTATCTGCGTCATAATCTTGACCGCAAGCAGAACAAACAGTTTTTGATTCATCAAATTGCATTTCTTTCAACGTTGTATATTGTGCTTGCAATTTTTTAAGATCGTCAGATTTGGAATTTATTGCGCTGATTAATTCCAATCTATCAGATATTTGCTTTGAATTTTTTCTTTTTATATCATCAAGATATGAAATCTTGTCACACAAACTAATTGATAATTCATTTTTATCCTTACTTGCTGCCTGCTTACCATTCATTTCAATTTCTTGCAGTTTTGATTTTTCAGCAATAATCTTGCCTTTAATATCTGCAATTTCTTGATATTTAGATACCTGATCCGCACCAACTTCTGATATTTCACTTAATTCTTTTCTAAGTCCTGCAAGTTTTATTTCCGTTTCCGTATAATCAACTTCTACAATTTTTCTGCTAACTTCATCAATTCGTGATGGAATCTCAATTTCTTTTTTCTTCCATTCAGACAATGCTTTTTTATCTCTTGCAAGAATTTCATCATAGGTATATTTTGACAATTCAATTTCAAGTCCTGCTTTTAATTTTTCATCTGCAGCAAATACCTGTTCATTGTCGATATCTGCCACCAATTCAAATAAAGTTTTTCTTCTGTCTTTACTTGGTAAATTCATAAAAGCGTTTGTATTGCTGACAAATTTAAAAATATCTTCACTTACTACTTCGTCTTTGAATTTCTTAAATTCTTTTTCACTTTTTGGAATTGTATTGACAACGTAACTATTTACATTTCCTTCAAATACAGATTCTTCACTACATCTTTTTTTAACCCAATTCTGCTTTTGCACCTTCTCAATCTCAACAGGTTTTCCGTTAATCTCCATAAATAATTTTACGGAAATGTCAATAAAATCAATTTGATTGTTTTCTTCATCCAACGGACGAACATCAAATTTTGTATTTCCTTGTGAATCTTTTCCTTCCATAACCCAATTATAAGCATCTGGAACTGTTGTTTTGCAAGTACCGTTTTTACCTATAATACTTGTCCTGTGTGTGAAGTCAATCTTTAAATATTTAATTCCCTTGAAATTTGTTATTTCCATTCCTAACAACTTCATAACTGTTCCCATTTTAATTCTCCTTTTCGTTTTTACTATTTACTAAAATAATGGTCATCTTCTACAAATAACCTAGTTCCGAAATCATGGTACTTTTCTGTTCTGAAATACAATACTTCTGTATTCGTTTGCTTTCGATATTCTTCCATAACAATTCTTATAGTGTCCTGCGTTGCTGTGATGCCTTTTGCGTACTGCGTTTCATCTAAGACGATACTTTCTATGTCTTTTCCGAATCTACCGTCTTTCAAGCGATTAAGTACTGTATCAGTTGCGAATCGCCTCCCTAGTTCGGTTTGATTACCAGCTTCGGCTTCGACCATGCGTGATATGTAGCAAATATCTATCCATTCAGAATTAGTAAATTTAACATCACTTGCGGAAACGGACATAATATAAAACATTCCAACAATAAAACCGAGTACGCAACCTAAAATAATGGAAAATAAATTGCTTTTGAAACGTCTTCTTGTTTTTACTTTTGCTGAATATAATGCCGCTTTGTTATTTCTGCATCTAATATTTGCAATTTCTACTAAATCAGTTTTTAACATTTTACACCTCTCTTCTCTTTTCTTCATTTAATAGCGTCTGCATCTTACTAATTGTTGTTGCTCTAGGTTCTGTTTTAAATCTTTTCTTTTCAATTTTGTAAATTCCTAAAATTGTCAGTCCCATAATTTCCGCTAAATCTTTTTGACTTAACTTATTCCTTGCCCGATAATCTAACATTTCCTTTGAAATATCCATGTTTTCACCACCTTTCTATATGACTATACCATACTATATATGACTATGCAATACTTATTTTAAATATTTTTAAATTATTTTTCCATTAAAAAAGACACCCGAATTTAATCGAATGTCTTTAAAAAGGAGAAAAGGAGAATGAGAAACATTATGACAACTTTAGTATATTTTATTTTTGTGTTATTGTCAATTAATTTTGTAATAAATACTTTCTTGTAATCGCTCCGCAAATTCCATCTACTTTCAAACCGTTTGCTTTTTGAAAACTTTTAACTGCTGCAAGTGTACCTTTTCCAAATTCTCCATCTACTACAATATTAAATCCTGCAAAAACTAATTCTGTTTGTAACCATTTTACATATTCGCCTGAACAACCACTTTTTAATACAATTGTCGGAACAGGGTAAAGATTTGTTTTCTTTTCCGTTTCCGTAGTAATTGCTTTTACTTTGAATATATCCATAGTTGCACCATTTACTAACATATTTAAATCTAATGCGCCTGTATAACCTGTTATCCTTCCATTAGATGTATATTGCCACATGTCACAATCAAAGTCTGGTTTAGTGTGTGGTACACCGTCATTCATGCCATACCTAGGTATCCAAACAAAATTAAATTCTGAAACATTAAGATTAAATGATTTGTATAAATGATTAGCCACATACAACCCAATTGGCTTATCTGTTAATTTTTTCAATTGTTTTACAAATGCAGAAATTCCTGATCGCATATCAGCCATTGTTTTTTCTTCCACATCTAGAACGTAAAATGATGGGTTTTGGTCTTTTGCGCGTTCGTAAAATAACTTTGCTTCTTCTTCCATTAATAGGATTGATTTTCCTCTAGTCCAAGCATACACACCATATGGAACATTGAATTGTTTCATCTTTGCGATATGGTTTTTATACTCTTTATCAATTGTCGCTTTTCCATACTGAACACGGATTATTGCCAATTCTAACTGTGGACAAAATGTTGCGTAATTAATTTTTGATGATTTTTGGTGATGTGATAAATCTACAATGTATTTACTCATTTTATTTTCCTCTCTTTTCTCTTTTAATTTAACTCTGGAAGTCCTGCGACTGATGTTAATAATGATAATACTCCTGCTAATGTTGCGGTTGATAAAACTATTTTCCAATCAACCTGTCCCATAACTGTGCTAACTCCGATACTTGCAATAATTGTTTGAGCTACTGTTTTAACTGCTCTAATTCCTGCGGCTTTTAACCATGATAAATATTTTTCCATCTTCTTACCTATCCTTTCTTTGTCTTTTTTACTTTTGCAACTTTTACTGCTTTTACACTTTTACTTGTAGGATCTTTTTTCTTTGCAGTTCTTCTTTTAATTACTATCGTCTGTCCCATTTATTATATCCCCCATCGTTCCTGCATTCCATGAATTTACTCCGTTACCATCTTGTTCATATGTGACTTCTTCAGATACATATTCGTATGAATTAAATACCTCTAACCATTTTTGGTTATTCCAATAATTCAAAACAGATAATACTATTACGGAAACGGATAAAACAACACACATAATTGCGAGAATTATATTGTTTTTATATAATTTTTCATGTGAATCTCTTAACAAGTTTTTCATTTCTGCGTTAGTTGACCTATATATTTCTGCAATATTATCATCTAATTCCCCCATAAATGCCCCCACATTAATTTATTTTAATACAAATAATACATATCCAATAACTGCCATAAATACAAATGTAACAACTTTGTCAATTACTTTATCCCAAATCTTATCAACCTGTTTTAATGGTCTGTTTTGCATTTCAGTTACAATTGCTTTTAATTCTCCCTGTGATTCGATTATCATAGACAATGACTTATCTATCGATTTATCTCTTTCTTCCCTAACTGCATTAGTAGTCCGCAAATTTTCAAAATTATTATAAAATTTTTCATGCGTTTCTGAATTTTTCTTTAAAGAATCTTCTATTACAAGAAGCCTTTGCTCATTTATACATTTTTCACAATCCATATCAACCACCTTTTAACTTTACCACCTACACAATCAGCATAGGTGGTATTTTTTAAATTATTAAATTGTTACGATGCAATCGCCATATCCGTCTGTTTGTAAATTTGTATCAACATCTGTTTTAAAACGTGCATATCTAGTTGTGTTTATAAAATATGCTCTGTATTTTGCTTGTGCTGACGTTAATCCGTTTGCGTCAAAATCATCTTCGATTACCATTGTAATAAATCCTACCATTTTATCCATCTCCTTTCTTACCTTTCTATAATCCTTCCGTCAAAACAAAATCGACTGCTGCAACTGTGTTATCAATTTGTTTTTGCATTAGTGTATCATTTTTCTTTAATTCGTTTATTTCCGCAACGATATTATCAGCTTCTTTTTTTAAATTTACAATAACAATTCCGCTGACTAATTCAACACTAATTTCTTCAGTATATCCATTTAAAACAGATAAAATATTATTAGAATCGTCATATACTTTTATTGTTGCGATATTTATTTTGTCTTGAAAAATTACCGCAACTTCTTCACATGTTAAATTTGAAAAATGTATTTGTAATATATTGCCGTTAAAACTAGGTAATTTTGCTATTTGATATTCTGCGTTATTTAGTAATTTTATTTTCATGATTACCTCCACTGTTGTATGTTTATTTTAATTTATTTATATCCAATTATTTGATACGGAATACACAAATTGTTATCTGTTAAGGGAGTACCATCGTATGTTGGAAGTCCAACTCCATCTGTAAATACAAAGGTAGTACCGCTTATATTAGATACACTTCTCCTGATAAATTTATTATACGGAGCAACCAAATGTGTTATAAACGCAATTGGTAACTTCCCTGTGGTTTGTATATAATTAACATTATACGATGGTTTATATAATATTTCGTATTTTGTAAAGTTAGCAATTGTTTCTGATATTGTTATGTTACCGCCCAAAAATGCCGATGTCGGATTTGGATTTGTCCATAAAACAGTTTCATCGCTAATTTGTTCTTCTAATACTCCGATCCTATCTGCTAAACTTCCAGATACATCAGGATTCAATTGTCTTGCATCTACCACATACCCTTCTTCTGTTATTGTATTGACATTTTTTATAAAATTTATCAATGGATTTGTAATTGTTTTAATCGTAGTTGTTAATCCACTAATTACAGTTGTAGTTGCAGAATATGTTGCCAATTCTTCTTCCCAAATTCCATTTGCAATATTAAAATCTGAATCTTGTATCAATACAGGTAATGAACTTGCGCATACTGATAAAATTTGAGCAGGAGTCACTGTATCTGATAAATTATATCTAATATAGATACGTCCTGGCATTGTTCCTGCTGATGCTAATTGGACTAATAATGTTTCTGCCGTAACTGTAAAATCTCTACCTTGTATAATTCCAGTTCCTGCGGCGATACTTACTTGATTGCTTCCTAAATGTGTTAATGCGCACCCTTGAATAATTCCGTTTGTTGGAAATATTTTTTCAAATAACATAACATCTTTTATAGGTGTAATTTGTCTTTCGTTAAATCTATTTAGTACGATTCCCATTATAATCTCCTTTTCATTTTTTTACTTAATTCTTTTCTGACCGCTCCGAATATCAATGTAGAAGTTTTTCCAATCTTTATTCCTGTCAAAATTGATTCGTGTTGATTCTCTCCATCAATTACAATTACTTTTTGCCCGATTCCGAGAGTTAGTGGATTTATTAAATCGTCATTTATCGTTGTTTCAATTTCTATTAATTTATTGTATTCATTTTGTTTTAATACCGTTACTGCTTTATCGTATGCAGATTCTGAAAATGTTTTTCCGCTTGCAATTGTAATAAAATCAGTGGTAAAAATTACAGGTGTGATTCTATTTGAATTTGTTGTGTTAATCGTATTGCCAGGATGCAAATAATATATTTCGTTTTCCGTCTGACTTGCTTCATTTATTACGATCAATTTATTATATGATTCTTTTGTAACTCCTAAATCAATATTTTTATTTAAAATATTCGGCAATCTTGTTTCAATTACTTTGATTGGATTAATATTTTTTTCTATTGTACATAATATTTTTTTTTGCTGTGTACTAATTGCAAACTTTATGACTATATTATATTGCAAAAACGCAGAATATACAATATCTTTGTAAAAATTTACAATATTAGATGTGATGTCAAGTGTTGTTCCGTTAGTTCCGCTCATTACGGAAACGGAAAGACCTGTTATGTTTTGTAATGTGTCACTATTTGAAATATAATTTTCTGTAATTAAATTTGAAATAAATCCTTCCATTGTTGTGGTTGTTAAATCAGTTGGATCGCATAAAATATCAATGTCAAATAAATCAAAAAATGTTTTATATGAAATAACGATAGAATCTTTTTTGTCCTGTGTCCCTGTTATAATTCCATCAATTTCAATTTCACTTGTCGATATTCTGATATAATCACCTGCATATGCAACAATATTGTTTAATTTTATCTTATTTTTTACTAGACTTAGATAATCAATCTCTAAATCAATATCAGATACCTGTGTACTGCTACGATATGTAAAATCAGGCTCAAATATTTCGATTAAATATATTTTTTTTTGAACATTAGAATTATTTTGTTGCGTACTTTGTGTCAATTCTTCATAACTGTACGCTTCCAATTCTTCCCATGTTAGTGATTCTATAGTTTCAAATGTCATAATTTCTCCATCCTAACACTGATATATTTCGTTAATTGCTATTGTTTTTGCGGATATAGTTGTTAATGTTTTAAATTTTACAACTCCTGTTGTTGAAATAGTCAAATATCCATTACATAACGCACTGACACCAATTTGCAAACCTTTTTTAAATTCTTTTATAGGTCTAAACCCTTCTTTAATTGTTTCAAACGTGTATTCTGTACCTGCTGTTAACGTGCACGTACCTGCTAAAATATATTCAACATATCTGTTGCTTTTTGTTATAAAATGAGCGGTAACTGAAGATATATTTCCAGGAGTTTCAATTGTATCTGGTGATGTTATAGCACGTTCATATGCTTCATATTGTGAAAAATCTTGTAATGATTTAGATAAATCAGCAATATTTTTTGTCATACCTTGATTGCTTTCAATTATATTCGCAATAGAATCTTCCATTTCTTTATTATTCGCATTGTAAATTTGTAATGAAAAATGTTCTTTTTTATTGCTTGGATATTTCATATTATCACCTATACACTTTCATATTGTATTAATGCTTCAACTGTTACTTTTAATTCATCTGATCCTTCATGCATAAATGCAATTTTGTTTTCACCTAATTTCAAATTAACAAATCGACCTGTAGAAAAATCACTATCTGCATAACAATCGCTAATTAAATTCATAAAACCGTCATATTTTTTAATGGAATAAGGTATAGATGTAGAATCTATTATCAATCGTTCTCCTGTCGATACGGTACAATTTACTTTTCCGCTAGTCGTAATTATGTCATTTACATAATGGCTCCATGATGGATTTATACATGGTCCGAATATAATTAATCTGCATGGACTATCTAAAATAGAATCTGATTGTAATGTTACTTCTCCGCTTGCGTTATCGGAATATGTATATGGATATGTATATGTATATACTTTCCCTGTGGTAATTGTCGATTCTTTTTCAACTGTGAGCGTTTTATAATACTGTCCGATCCCAAGAAATGAAATATCACATGGTAGGTTGCCTGCTTCAATTTCTTTCTTCTCAAATTTTCTAATTCTAACTTTTAAAGAATATACCGTACTAACTCCTGGCATTGTATAGGACAAAATTAACGGACTTGCTTGAATAAATTTTATAAAATCATTACATTTTTGATAATTACTAAACCTTATAATTCCTCTTGGTTCAGCCTGTTTTAATTCGCTTGCTATTTCTACATGGTAATTTCCAACAGATTCAAAATTATAATCCCTTTCATGGCCCATGCCATCTATTTCTGTAAAAAATGAATCCGTATTGTTTAAATCCCATATAATTCCATTACTGTTTTTTAATGTAAAACTTCTTATTGACATTTCTCATTCTCCTTTTACTCTTAATCTAACGCATCGCCTAGCATTCTGTCTAATGTGCTTCTAAATCCGCTAAAATCCGCATTACTGATTGAATCATTTATCATTGTTTGCATTGCAACACTTACTTGCGATGTACCGTCAGATAATGCTTGTGTAAATCCTTTTACAAATGCGGTGCCTGCTTTTTCTGCTTCTAATGATTTTCCATCTACTACGTTTAGTGTGGTATTCATTGCAGAAATTACACCTTCCATACCTGCAGATGTTACAGTTTGTAATTCTTTTGAACCGTCTTTCATTCTTGAATTTGCATCTACCATCATTCTATCATATGTTGATATGAATTTACCATATAAATTGTTATTTTCTTGTCCGATTCCGTTAGATAAATCAACTGTACTTTGTTTGATTTCTTCATTTCCATCTTCAATAATTACACCAATATTTTTCATATTTTCAATATAATTAGTTTCAATTTCTGCCATAGATTTGGATAGTCCTGTTTTCGCGTCTTGCATTTCAGTCCATTCAGCCATAACGCTATTGAAAGATTCTTTATCAGTTTCTGCTGCACTCACTAATTCGTGTAAACTTCCTGCACCTTGAATACCAAACGATTCTATATAACCTAAAAGACCTTCATCCATTAACCCTTTTGCGACTAAGTCAGAAGCAAGTAAAATATCTTCTTTATATTGATTGAATGCGTCAGTTTGTGATTGCAAATTTGTGGCCATTTCGGAAACGGAAACACTTGATTGCTCTGCGGCTTCTTGAAATAATCCAACTTGTGATGTTAAACTTTCACTTGCTACAATTTGCGCTTCGCTAAATTTTTCATTTAACTCTGAAATAGATGTTTTCATTTCATCTGAAGCACCTACAACTGCATCGCCATACATAGTATAAACTTCTAACGATTCATTTACCGCTTCGGTATTTTCACTTGTTGCTTCTGTGTTTTCCCCTACTATATCGGTATTATCTTTTATATATCCATTTAATATTTCTGCCTGTGCTAATTCTTCTTTTTGTGTTTCAATTAATGCTTCTTTTTGATTGTTTAACTCAGCAACATTCTTAAATTTATCATAACCTGCGTTCGTTTCTTCTTGTTCTGCTATTTTTTCATTGATTTTATAGATTTCAAGTTCTGCGTCTGCTTGTTCTTCATATAATTTAATTAATTCTTCTTTTGCCGCCTGAATTTTATACCATTCCAAATTAGCATCTATTGATTTTTCAATTTCGGTTGTATTTTCTGTTAATTTTCCTGTCTGATCATCAATGGCAAGGTTCAAATTTGGCAATTCAGAATTTAACTTTACTACAATTTCTTTCATTCGTGTTTTTTCTGAATTTGAAAGAACTTCTTTTTCGTTTAATTTTGAAAGTTCAGTTCCTAAAGTTTTCATATATCCTGCTTCTAAATTCATGGATGATATGTTTTCTTCTCTTTTTGTAATACTTTCCGACAAACTAGTATTTACATCACGAGTACTTTTTATAAATTTTTCCGTTTCCGTAGTTGCTGAGTCTGATGTTATACTGTATGTCACTAATGCGGCGGTAACTCCTGCGATTGCTGTAACAATAAGACCTATCGGGCTTGCAGCCTGTGCAAAATTTAATGCAGTTTGTGATGCGGTTGCGGTTTTTAATGCACTGCTTAATGTTTTATATGCTTCAACTCCTGCAATAATTCCATCTACTGCTTTTGATGTCAATACCGCTCCGCTAATTCCCACAAGACCTGCAATTAAAATATCTGAATTTTCAATAATCCATGAAAAACCATCTGCTAATAATGTGACTCCACCTTCTGCAAGTTCGGTTATTTCATCACCAGAATCTGTGATTGTTTGGCTTATTTTATCCATTGCTTCTGTCATTTCGTCAGATAATTCTGCGCCAATTTTCCGCTTTAAAATCTCTGTTGACTGCGTAAAACGTTGAATTGCATCATCTGTAGCACCTAATTTTTGAAGTGTGTCATTGTCTAGCACTGCGCCCATTTTAACTGCTTCGTCTGTAAATTCTGTTACACCTTTTGAGCCTTGTGCGATTAAAGTGTTTAAATCCTGTGCTGATTTTCCAAAAATAGTTAAAGATATCGAATCTCTTTTTGTTTCATCTTCAATTTGTCCGAGTGCATCGATCAAATTCCAATAAACCGTTTCAGAATCTAGCAAATTCTTATTTCCATCTTGATACGCAACATTTAATTCTTTATAAGCATCTACATATGTTGCAGTTCCTTGTTGCGCTGAAGTCATGGATTTAATGTTTTTAATCATTGTTTTTTCGATAGTTTCCATGGATGTATCAGTTAATTCTGCCATATAATTATATGCTTGTAATTTATCCGTAGAAATGCCTGTTTGTGTTGACATTGTAAGCATATCGTCTGCATATTTTGCGGCGGCAGTCCCTAATTCTATTGTTTTTGTAGCAACTCCTTCAATCGCATATCCTAATGCAACAACTCCACCAATTATAGCCGCTGATGTTATATTATTTTTAATTGAACTGCCAAAATCAGACGTTTCTTTTGTCGATTGATTAATTTGTTTTCCCATATTATCTATGGAATTAGCGGTTTTATCTGCACTGTTTTTTGCTTCGTTAAGATATTTGTCATTCTGGTTTAGTTCACTATTTAATTTTTCTAACTGTGTTTCTGCATTATTTAAAGACGTTTTATAATACGTTATTTTATCAGTCGATTTTGTATAAGCAGTTTCTGATAATGATAGTTTTTTCTCTAATTCCGCTACGGTTTTGGCTTGTTTTTCTAGTGCTTCGTCAGTTGCGTTAGATGAATTTTTCAAATCATTCATTTCAGACTGTGCTTTTATTAACTCATTTTTGTATTTTTCTACATTTTCAGCAGCTTTGCTTTGGTTGTCAATAGAATCTTCAACTGCTTTTGAATATAATTTTACTTTATCGGTCTGATTATCTATCTGTTTGGTCAGAATTTCATTTTTCTTTTCAAGTGCTTCAAGACTATTTGCATTTTCGTCATATTGCGCAGACGCAAGTTTCATTTCGGAAGTTAATAATTTTTGCTCTGAAGTAATTTCTTTTAATGATTGTTTATAAGCCTGTTCCCCATCAAGTGTTAGTGATGCACCTATATTTATTTTGTTGGCCATTTATTTTCCTTTCTGTGCGTCAATAACCCATTGTGGTGGATTTTCTTCGCTTTCTACTTCTTCTTTTTCCGTTTCCGAGAATAGTGTTTTGGTCATTTCCATATTGTGATACTTTTTAAATATTTCAAATTGGTCTGTATACTCTCCGATGTAAATATGTACCGCTTCTTTATGTGTATATTTTAATTTTGCCTTAGCAACAAATAATATTTCAGTGAATGGAAAGTTTTTTAAACTACTTTCTTCGGAGTCGGATTGTACTTTTTTTTTACTTCTACCGTACTTTTAAAACATTTATTCATTTCATCATGTAAAATATCGGATAATTCCGCAAAATTTATATCAATTTCTCTTATTATTTGTTTTTCTTCCACCTGCTCAAATCCTAAATAATCTAGTGCAGAGTTAATCATTTTTGGCAATAAAAACATAATACATGATATGGAAGGATCTTTTACTTTTCCGAGTCTTTCAGTTCCATTTTCATTTTTACCAATAACACCTAACCCCAATAACTCCATTTCAAATTTTCTTATGCTATCATATTTTTCAGAAACTTCTTTCAAAACAAAATAATCGAATCTAACAGGATATTCGTTACCACTTATTTTTATTTTTGTACATTGATTCATTTTCTATTTTCTCCTTTTAAAAAGGGCACAAACTTTTAAGTCTATGCCCTTTACTGTATTAATTAATTACTATCTTACTGATTACGCTGTGATTACATATTCTTCCGTGATAACATTTGATGTAGCCATTCCTGACTTATAAGCAACAAATCTAATTACTTTTGATGCAGCCACTGAAAGTGCGGTTGAATATGTTAAACCTACTGTGTCAGATGGTGTTGTTCCATCAAGTGTATATTTAATGGTTGCCCCTGCTGTTACTGTAGATAATGTTACAGATTGAGTACCAACATAAGTACCACCTGATAAGGAAGCAACAGGATTAATAACCTGATCGGAAATATTCAATGTAGATTTTACATAAGCGAGTGCCTCTGCTTCTGTATTGAATGTTTTTTCAATATCCCAATCTCCGTTAATGTCAGCAAATGCTGTTCCTGTAATCTGTGGAGCAGTAATTGTGATTGTATCTCCGTTTGACGTAAAAGTATTTGCGCCTTCCATGAATTTTACCTTAGGGGTGATCATGGCCATATAAGTATTTGCTCCATCATCATTTACAACTGTTGTAACTGTTCCGATACCTACATAATTAGGTTCATCTGCTGTGTTTCTTTTTACTTCTGTGCCTACAACTGTATGACCAAAAACAGTAGATGCAGCAATAATTGGAAGTTTCGTTACTTTTAACGAGATTGCAGAGTTTTTAAACTTATCAATCTGTTTTACTACTTCGTCATCTCCAGGATATGAAACTGAATTATAAGCAGGTGTTTTTACAAATTCAACTCCTTTACTTGCTAAAAATCCGTTTGAATATGCGCCTGTTGACTCATTGTACTGTGCAATATAAGGATATTTTAAACCTGTTTGCATTTTATACCTCTTCTTTCTCTGATGCGACCAATATATCGCATTCAAATATAATGTGATTTAGTTTCGTGTCTGTTTCATAAAGGCAAGTAACATATGGCTTTGTAAATCCTGCCTTTTTTAATGCTAATTTTATTTTCTTTCTTAATGTAATAAAATTGTTTTGTGTAAACAAATGTAACTGCAATGGAACACTGTCTATAATAGCATCGTCATCCCCATTTTGCACTGTTTCAGTTCTAGGTAATAGAAAGTAGCAATAGATTGGATTTGTGCCTGTATAAGCACCATATACACAAGCAGGAACGTATGGAGTAACTGCATTTATTACAATTTTGTTTACGTCTGCTTCTGTGATTATCATTTCTCTACCTCTCTATTATAAACTTCTTGCATAATTTCTGCAATAGGCTTTTCTGATTTGCTGACTGCGGCTGATAAGATTGGAGTTGGCGCCTGTTTGCTTGTTCCGTACTCTGCATGAGCGAGTTTCTCCATATTTCGCACACCTTTTGCATCTGTTCCTGTTGGTCTTACAATAGAAAACCAACCACTTTTACCTTTTTTACTTTTTGTTTCTTTAATTGATCCAACCATTGCACCTGTATCTTTATGTTTTTGACATTCAGAAATTACATTTTTTTTCAATGTCGGAATGCTTGCTTCAATAATTTTTGGTGCAATCTCGTCAAAATTATCAAGTCCTAATATTTGTTTTTCTAATTCATCAAAATCAAATTGGAAATTTGCCATATTACACCTGCTTACTCATAACAGTCCATACTTCGATATACTCTTTCTTTTCTTCGTAATTTTGGATAAATTGAATATCGTAATAATTACTATTGAATTTAATTTGCATATCTTCATTGATTGCGCCTGTATATCGGATTAGGAAGCGTGTATTTTTATCTGTCATTTCTGCGCCTGACTTTATTTTTTCCGTTCCCGATGTGTTAGTTATTTTCGCATTGCAACTGTAGTGTATGTCTTCGTCAGGTATTGGAAAACCGTCCACATCTGTTCCGTTAATTACTGTTACAAATTGTATTTTATGTCTTAATTCTCCAGGATTTACATTCATAATTACACCCCACTAACTGATGGTAATAAATTAGTTCTATGCATATCTAAAATTGAAGATACAACAACATTTACATTTTCGCTATCAACTGAAAAAATACGGTTATCATACATATCTTGGCATAAAATCATGACCACAATCCAAAATTCTTCATACGCATCTAATCCATAAGTATAAGTTGCAACAATTACATCATCTTCGGCAGGTACTGTGATAAAAGTAATCTGTCCGGTTACAGAATCGAAATTATAATCAGTTCCGACAATTCCAGTTACTCCATTTTGTTTTACCACCAATGTGCTTGCAACAAATGGTCTTTTACTGACTTGAAAAATAGAATCTTGTCCGTTTCCGGTAAATGAGTCTGTAATGTTTTGATTATAAATACCTGTATATGAACTAATATAACTTTTTGCAGCATCTAAAATTGGAGTTAATAATGGATCAACTGTTCCTTCTAATCGTAAAAATGATGCTACGTCATTTACCGTGATAGTACTAATTTTCAAAATGTACCACCTTTCTAATTATTACACGTCAGCAACCATAAGTCCTGATGCTTTTAATTTTGTTAATAATGCGTTTAGGTCTGTTTTAAGTCCTGCGACATCTGTTGCTGTGCTTGCTGCTTGATTTGCGATTAATGCTGCTCCACTTCCATTTTTAATTGTTCCACTAACAGAAAGAGTTCCACCAATTACGGTTTCTGCACCACCTTGTTTTGTATAATTTAATGCGTTGTACATTTTATTACCTCTCTTTCATAAAAATAGGGATAATCAATCGACTACCCCTATTTAATTATTTTATTATACTGACATTACCAAAGTTGCAAGTTTTTGATGATTTGTTACTTTTGAATCAAACTCAAACCATGAAATAATTCCCAAAGCATGAAGATCGGCATATTTTTCCTGTAAAATCTTGATTGAAATGTCTTCTCTCATATTTACTGAAAGACCAGAATAATCTCCGTATAATACTGCTTTTGTAGCAGATGCAATTGTTGGCATATTATCTGAAATTTCAACAGGTTTGCCGAGTAACATAAACTGTGATCCTTCCGCAAGTCCTGGTTGCACTAAATAATTGCCCTGACCATCTTTCAACTGTCTGATTGCGGTCCATGTATCATTGTGCATTGTCCATTTTGCATTCTTCTGATAAGCTTTCTTAACTTTAGCCTGTAAAGCAATTAATTTATCAGCGGTAATTGCTGAAATAGAACCTGCGTTCAACGTGTTGGTTGTTGCTAACGCACCTTCATTGTAAGAAGATTGTCCATTGAGCAATTTGTTTTCAAGAAACAATGCAATTTTTTGCGACATTTCCTGTACTACGAAATTAACAACATCAATTTCAGAGTTGTTCGCAACTGATTCTCCGATTAATGTCAATGCACCTGCAAGGAATCCGCCTAAATCAACTGATGTAAACTGTCCTGAGTCAGCAGTAATTGCAGTAAATTCTGCCTGAAAAGCAACCGTAATATCGTGAGAAGTATTTGCTAACCCCCATACAGGAACTTTGTATGTACCCTTTACTTTTGTAAGTGTTGATTCTGCAAAGATAGGACACATATCCTTAACTGTAGTAATAACCATTTTTGCGATTGTGGTAGGAATAACAGCACCGTTATTACCCATAGTTAAATTCTGTTCGCCTGCACGATTTTCTACTAATACACCTGCCTGTTGTCTTACATAGTTAGCGAATGATCTGATTTCTACTTCTTCTTTTGATTCTTTCTTTTCTGCTTCAGCAGGAACTTTTTCAAGCGATAAATCTCTTGCTCTTTCTTCCATCTTGATTGTATCATCAAGGCTTCTTAATTCTGCATCGAACTTGTCAAATTCTGCTGATTCTTCGGTAGATACCGCACGATTTTCAGTAGTTGCTTTTCCTGTGATTGCTTTCATTGATTCTACAATCGCATTTCTTTTTTCTGTTAATTCTTTTAAACGATTCATTTTGTACCCTCTCTTTGATTTGTTATAGGTTGTGTGTGATTTCTAATAAACGATTTTCATATCTTGAATTGTTTGGTGTTTCTTTTTCCGCAGATGGTGTTTCAACCGATACTTTTACTTCCGTTTCAGTACTTCTTGATTCTATGTCAACATCAACTCCTGCTCTTACTTCTACCGATGTGGCAGCGTATACAGGTGTTTGTTTAACAACTAGTGTTAAATGGTCTAAATCCATGCCTTTAATGTGTCTAATCGGATAATCGTCTGCACGTTCTTCCATTTCATCAATGACATTGTACATTCCGAACGACCACCCTTTGATTTTACCTTTTTTAGCCTGTTCGATTAGTTCGGGATCGGTAATGGTTACGTCTGCGTGTAATCCAATTTCATCTTCATAAAGATTCAATGTTCCATCATTCGTATTTGCGTAAGTAGTACCACTATCATGGTCTACTGTTACGCTGATGTTTCCTGCCCTGCCCAATGCCTGTTCAAACGCACGTCTTTCAACTACTTCAACTACTTTACCTCTTGGAGTTACAACAGGTCTTGATTTCTTTTCTGTTGCATTTACATATCCGCTGATATGCACTCCATCACTTCTTACTTCAATTTTCATTCCATGCTCCCTTCTAAATTATTTTCCGTTCCCGATGTATTAGCATTGAGATTGTTCATATTTGTTGTAGAATTGTTATTAGGTGTATATATATCCCCTGTTTTCAAATTATACAATGATGAATTAAGCGATAAATTTATCCAATCAATACCAAATGCAGGATCATTTTCCATATATCTTACTTCGTCAATGTTTTTAAGTCCTGATTCAATCGCAAGTTTATAGGCTTCGTAACGAGTTTTAATATCTCCTTTAAGAATTTCTCTTGTATCGAATGAATAAAATAGTACTTCGTTGCCTTTTTTCTCACTCTCCAATAACAAATCTTTATTCAATGCACACTCAATCATGCGCAAGATTGGAAGTATTGCTACTTTAAAAGTAGAATTATAAGTCTTTTCATCAACTTTACCTTGCATGAATTCAAGTGTTAGTGAGAATAATTCAAGTACTTCTTTTGCATTTGATTGTTTATTCTCATTCAACTGCATTTCAACTGATGTATTTGAAGATTCTTGAAATGTCAAACCATCATTTAAGACAACTACGTTTTCCGTGTTGTTACTATACAACTGTTTAAAAGCATTCTTTAAATCGTCAATAACTGTTTGAATAAGTTTTTTACTTGAAAGAAGGAAGCCTTTTTTATTACCGCCTTTCTTTACTAACTGTTCTTCAAATTTCAACGACTCATAAGCAACTGATAAAATCAAGTTTGATTCCGCAATAATACTTGTACCACTTGCACCGTCTTTACTGTTGCGTAGGAATTTTAAGAAGTCAAATGTCTGATATTCTTTACCGTTTACCTGATATTTAAAATCTTTAAAAATAGGATCGGAATTTTTCAGTACAGAAACATATTCTTCTTGCACGTAATATAATGCTTCAACTTTTGTTCCTTTTTTCTTAATATACGCAAAAGCACCTTTACCGAGAAAGTAATCTTCAAGTATTGCTTTCCAAAATTGAACCGCATCTAATGTATCCCCTGTTTCATCATTCAACAATCTAACACGATTATCTCCAACCTTTTCAGATACAATACCGTCTTTTTCTGTATATAATTTTATCGGTATCATTGAAACTGTTTCTGATATGAATTTTATTGCAGATTTTACTGCAGGAATATCAAGTGATTTTTGTTTTGTCATTGTTTCTGTTCCGATTAACGATTGCAACACACCGCAATTATCAGGTGCGATTAAGTCGGATCGTTCTTCTATATTTTTTTTACGGTTATACCACGCCATTATATATTATCCTTTCCGACTAAATTACTTGTGAAAAACCGCCATTATTACCGTCTAATTCTTGTTGTAATAAATAAATTGCGTTCACAGTACTTGCTATCATATCTATTTTACCACTACTTTTCTTTTTATTCAAGTACCTATTTTGGTTAGTGTCATAGGTACATTTTGCATTTTGAAAGTTCTGTTCATACAATGTATTTTTTTCATACATGAATTTCTTTTGTAGAATATATTCATGCAGTAACTTTGTAGGTCTGTGAAGAATTTTTGAATGCTGTTTTACCTCTACTGTTGTCATTCCTTCTTCATCAAGTTTACCGGCCGTACTTAAACAGTTCATCCAATCGTAACCTATTTGAATAACATTAACTCCGTACTTTTCTTGTATCTCCATGATAAAATTTTCAACATAAGTGTAACTTATAACATCATTACCACAATCAAAACAATTCCCTTCCCGAATAAAACGGTTATAGTCTGTTCGTTCAATGTTGTTTTTCTCCGTGATCCTATCGGTCGGAATAAATGCCCATGATTTTGCAAGTATTATTTCCGTTTCAAAATCATAAGATACCATGGACACTGATACATTATCGTCTGTCTTTGCCATATCTAAACCAAGATACACGTCACGTCCATACCATTCAATATTATCCACTTTACATTTTCGCACCTGGTCAATAGATATAAAACTTTCGCCTGATGATGATGGTACAAAATGATTCATGCACTTTGTTAGATATTCTTCTTGTTCACTAGGCTTCGCAAGTGCTGACTTTCTTGCATCTCGTATTTCTTCATAATTTCTTTCGATACGTAAAGGATTTGCCATATACATTCCGATATCATCCCATAAATGTTCTTCAGGTGCATAATATATTAAAGCAAATAGCCTTTCGTTTTCTTCTGTTCCTGCATAAATCTTTTTTAAGTAGTCTAACTCTTCCAACATTGGACTTTTATCTTCTGCATAAGCGGTTGTTAATTTAAACATTAATGGGTTTTTAACTGACTTTTGTCCTGATTTCATTGCATTTACGTTTGAAGTATCACGCATTGCACCGTATTCATCTGCAATAAATGCGCTACTTCTGATTGAATTGTTCGAGTTTGCCTGTGCTGTTCGTGGTTGAAATGTGCTTTTTGTCAATATACATTCCGTTCTACCTGATAATGTTTTTGGAATTTTAAAATATTTACCTACAAGTGGACTAACATCAAGAATTTGTCTGATTGCTTTTTTTATTTCTCCTGCTAAATCACGATCAAGACAAATAGAATAAAATTCTGAATAGTTCGGCTCTGTCAACATAAGAATTATAATTATTAATGCTGCATCAAATGTCTTTCCATTCTTCCTGGCTATAAATAAAATAATTTCACGGTAACGGAAACGTTCTTCGTCGTTTTTAAATCTCCATGCAAAAATACCGACAATAAAAAATGCTTGCATCGGATCAAGTCCATTATAAATACTTCCACTCGTGAACCCTGTCGCAAAATTCAACAACTTCAAAATTCCTTCAATCACTTTTAACTTCTCTTCATGAAATTTGTACGGAAAACTTTCATCGTTTTCTTTTTCCCTATCCGAGATAAACCATTTGCACTGTGTTATTACTTCCGGTGTTGTTATTTCTTTTCCACTTATACAATCTTCTGCGTACTGCGTGGCTTTTTCAAGTAGCATAATCAACCACCTTTCAAGACCTTCATCAAATCATCTTCTTCTTTTTCAACTTTTTTCGGTATAGAACGCAATGCGCCTGCGATAGTAAACAGATTCTCTTTCTCAATCGCAAATAACATTTGTCTTTTTGAGTCTAATATCTTATCAATTTTATTCATAGCATCTGTAAGGCTTGATAAATTTTTTGTGAGTTCCAATAATACTTCGATGCGCTCTTCAAGTGTATTGTCAGCAGCCAACATTTTAAAAGTGGATCTTATTTCTGTAAATGTTTCCCATGAATAATCACGTTGCTCTTTTAAGTGGATACATTCTGCTAGTAATTCGCAATAACGATTAATAACTGTTTCATACGATGCGTCATTTTTATCTATCTTCGATAATATCCGACACACTCTTAAAAATTCTTTATGCGCAACAGGATCACGTTTCACGGAAGAGGACTCTAAAATTTTACCACCTGCAAGGACTTCTTTCTCCGCACGTTCTCTATCTGCTTTCTGTTTTGCTGTCATGTGTGACCTTGCTTCACTTGTCAACACTGATATGGGTTTGCTTGGTCTTGCCATGTTTTTCTCCAATCCTATAATTTATTCTAAATGATAATGCAAATCATTTGCATTTGGTAAACGGAACTTATTTTAAGCGAAGG